CACTATAAAAAAATTTTAATAGAAGAAGATTTACTCCCCGATTAAAATCTCAGGATACTATATATAAAAATGTCTACTGCTGCTGAAACTGTTACGCTCGTCGCTCGTGAACTCGAGTCCCAATCCCTCAACGCCGTTGTTGCCGGCTTCTCCTTTGCCGCCGCCCTCTCGTGGATGGACTTGGTCAGGTGGACTGTTAACCAAGTTGTTAAGGTTAACAAGAACGGTGGTATGAACTACACTCTTACTGCCTTGTTCACAACGCTCTTGTCTATCTTGGTCTACGTCGGTATCTCCCGTGTCTCTACACGTGTGCAAAAGCCAGCGCAACCAATCTTCGCGGTTACTCGATAAGTTTAGGCTTACGCATAACCAATAATAAAAATAAACCGGTTGCAACTACCATAAATATAGATATAAACGCATCCCATCTACGCGGATCCTCCATTTCGGGGATACTCATAGGTGGTGGAAGAGAAAAGTCTCGTTCCACTTTAGCAATATTCTCAAGTTTATCAGTAGAACATGTGACCGCAAGTTTAAGTATATGATTCGCATCTCTAAACTCATATGGTATTAACCGATTGTTACTACTGTAATAAAACTGAACACGTAAACTTGATATCGTTTTTTGTGATCCAGAATCAAAATTATGTTCAACTGTATCGTCAACACCCGAAAAGTTAATCACATCCCCACACAGAAGTATACGCCCTGTATAAAAAGGTGTTTCAGAAAATACTGTTTTGTTAAATTCGTCAGAACCACTACTCAGTTTAACTATAATTGCATCGGGACCCTGTAAATTGACGCTACCAGTATGTAATTTATAAGGAGAGATAGATGTAGAGAATACGTTAGAAGCACTTGTACCTAATATATCATGTGGTGTTGTTTTACCATTGACACCTGATTTATACCCATTTGTACCGTTATAGAAATCAAAACTAAATTGACTTGGACCTTCAAACGTTATCGAATTTGTATCTTTATCATACGAAGATCCAGATAACCTACCACCCGAATTTACAACAACATTTGAAGCTAGATCTTCACCATCATAGTTTCCGTTTGGTATTGTTATATCGTAGTTAGACGACGTATTGTTTATTGTGAACGTATTGTTATGAGCATTTATAAGTAACTGACTATTATGTATACGTGCTGATATAAGTGAAATTTTACTTACATCGTAAATCGGGTTTTTTAGGTGTACAACATAATCAGCTACGTTTGGGTACAAAACTGGGTCTCGTTCACCACTGTCTATATCTAAGGTATGTACCTTCATTAAAATATATGAACAATATTTTAATGAGTGTATGTCTCAATTTATATTTATTTAAGAAAGACTATGAACTAATGGGTTACTTGAAAGCTGTCTTCTAGCTGTATCCAAACTCATATTAGTAGCATTTGGATTTTCGTGTCCCTTATAAGCATTGAATTTATGGTAATCGTTGTTTCTATATTGTTGTGTCCAAGCGCCATTCGCAGCATTTACTCGACCATCAATTCTCGTTGTATCGGAACGAACACTCGTAACCATACCCCCTTGATTAAGTGCATCGGCACGAACGTTCATTCGTCCTGGACCCGCAGCTCTATTTGGTTTACCACGGCGATCGTCTGGTCTGAAACCATATTTTGTAAGTTCTTCGGCTGTGTATGCAGAACCGTACGTTCTCTTTTCACCGATCTTAGTCGCTGGTGTGTTCAAGTATCCACCAACAAAGCTACTAATACCTGGGGCTGGTTGATTATTGTACTGATACTGTTCGATAGAACCATCGGCTTTGTTTCGTGTTGGCTCTTGAGCACGTGTAAGTGCAGAAACCGTTCTCTTTGCAGATGCAAAATTTAATGTGTCAGTTCTCGAACCCGTTTCTGATCTATTTGTTGTTCTCTTTGTACGTTCATGTTCTGCTCTTGGTGTTCTACCAGTCATGCCCTGTGCCCTACCTGCAACTGGAGGAAGACGATCATGTAAAAACGCCGTCTTTTCTGGTCTATTATGTGAAACTTCACCGACAATACCACGTCTACCACCTTTCGCATCAAATGCGGGGCCCGACCTACCGGGTAAAGTCGTTAAGCGATACGCACCAACATTCTCTGGGTTAACACGAAACAATTGTTGATTACCCCCAAACGCGGGAACTTCTGGTCCAACACCCAAACCTGGTCCGACGAGTTGTTTTTCAATTGGTGAAAGATTATTCATTCGCCCCGCATCATACATACGATTTCTCATAGACAAAACTTCACCCCCCGAAGATCGTTGTTGTGGAGCAATTTGACCAAACGACCCCATTTCTTGTTTTGAATTATACGATGGTTCTACTAATGGTGATAAAGGTCCTAAATAATTTGTTTGTTGAGTAACCTCCATATTAGAGAAATCAGAAACTACCTCTTCTTCCTCTATTGGATTACCTTCTACTGTATATTTTTCGTCTGGTTGACTCAATTTTCTACCGGCATAAACTAAGCCGGCTATAGCCATTATAGATATAGGATCAGCCATTCTTATTTCTTAGCGAGATTTTTATTGAGATATCTTTGCTGAAACAACCCATTTTGCATTTCAGCTCTGGTACTCGATGGTTCATAGGATTGTGTTCTAAGTGGTAATTTACACTCGACATTTTGGAGTGGGTGAAAGTTTCTTTCGTAAGTCTTCGCTAAAACTTTATTGAAACGAGATGTACTTTGTGGTCTGAGTTCGTCAGATGAATCAATGAATTCTGCTGGTGAACCTTTACCCGCCATGTATGGCGAGGTTCCATATAACATAGTGTTTGGTCTATCCGATCCATAGTTAAGGGTACTGGGCTGAGGATATACAAAAACTTCTTCGGTTGCACAAACGGCGGGAACCGCGTGATCTTGAACCATTTTCATTCCTGGTTGGAGTTGATACGCCATTTATTATTACAAAAGATTTTGTTTATGGAAATCGAGTATCTACTATTTTATTATTAAATTGTTTAAAATTAAGGTCCTAATCCAGAACCTCTGTGCATACCACTTCTCTTATCTCCGTTTGGATCAAGTCCTGAAAACGCCTCAAGTTGAACACCTCTCGCGTCTGGGTTACACAATCTTGGGTCTTGACGGCATGTATTATCTCTTTTACCATGGATAAATTCGTAATATGGTGTACCACCAATGGATGTATCTGGCATACTTACAAATTGTCTCGATAATGCATTTCTTTGATATTCGGGCATAGTTGAACGCGAACGGGCTGGACCATATTTGATGTCACCTGTAAGAAAATTGTTTACTGGGGTTTTTACGGTTGGGTAATGACACGATTGAGGTCTGTCTGGTCTATCTGCATAATCCGATATAAGAACATTTCCCATTGGATTATCTTTTGTTGGCATGGAACACTCTTTACCTACATTATTGTATACGTTTGTTGGTCGTATAACACCTTCTTTCACCATATTAGATTTTTCCATTATATAAAGAACGCCGAGTGCGGTTGCTCCCAAAACAAATATACGTGCATCACGTCGTATGAGGTATATTATACACGTCGCATAAATAATAAAACGAGCAGTTGCGTTAACACGGTCTGCTGAAGATTGCGTCTTTGACGGCCAAAATTCGTGAACTCTGTCTACTCGAACCAATTGTTTTGGATCTTCAAACCAAGATGTCATTTATATATAGTGAGTTTATTTTTTCATCATACCACCCAACATACCCTGCATCGTTTTCATCAATGCAGCTTCGTCAAGTTCACTTCCATCTTCACCCATTTTATCTGCACATTGCTTTGCAACTGTCTCAATCATGGAAAGTGTGTCTTCTGGGATAGAACTAATGGTTGTACCGAGCATATATAGCGTCTGAACATATTGCCAAATTGCACTTTTTGTATTCTCTGAAGCAGATCCCCAGTGTTTTTCGAGGTTTACACCTTTCATGAAATCTAAATTCTTAGATTCTTCAATGAAAAATGATTCGTCTTTGGACGAAATCTTATCGGCATATGGGGTAACACCCTGCATAAACCCGTCTACAACTAAACGTGGGTTTGAAGCTTTCATTAAATCGAAAGCCGATAAACACTTTTTTAAGCCTTTTTCTTCTGGAAATGTCTTGTGTAATTCCACAAGAAATTGACCCATCATATCATTGAATGCGGTCACGGAAGTCATATTATACTGTAAATATGTATATTATCTTTAAGTCAGAAAATTAAAATGGTTCCGTTGATATGGTCTCTTTCTTACCTAGTCCGTTAGTAACAATAAAAAATACTAAAATTGCGGTCAGTGCAGCTGGTTTAGTATATGCACTTACTGGAAGCTTACCTTCGTTGTTGATCTTTGCTTTAAAGTGTATGTATCCTGCGGTTATAAAACCGGCGATTATTCCGGCCCACGCGGGGTCTCTTAAATAGTCTTCGAACTCCATTTAATAGTACCCAACTTTTTTTGCACGGGTTTCGGATGCGTCCGGAAATAAAACCCCTTCTTCTTCTGGTTGCTGTGGGTATGGTTGTTGTTGTTGTTTAGTATTAATAGTTTTAAATTCATTATCGAATGGTGAGCTTTGTTCTGGTTGCATTACCTGTTCCATTGGAGGTTCCATAGATTGTTCCATTGGAGCTTCCGTAGATTGTTCTTCCATTGGAGCTTCCATAGATTGACCCATTGGAGGTTCTGCATCAAATGGCTCTTCTGACGTTTCCTCTTCGTAACCATCAATAAGGTCAGGGTCTTCAGAGTCACCAACTTCAGCTTCATCGAGGTCTAAATCCTGACCCTCTTGTGTTTGAGACATATACGTTTGTAAAATCTGTTGTACCGGTATGAGTTCTTTTACAGTTGTTTCGATACACGCACAAAAACGCTCATATAATTTATCGTTTCTAGCGTGTTCGTTTTGCGTTTCGTGATAAATGTATGGGTCTCTGTATAAATCTTTGGCTGCATTGTTATAACACGTTTGAACAAAAACTTCATTCGTTGGAAGTTTCAGTGAAATTTTCTTATTATCCTTATTCAATCGAACTGCGGATAAAATTTTAACACAACTTACAAAAACTGCAGCTAATAGATCGTTAAACCATGCACATCTGTTTGTTATATTATCAGTATGTTGTTTAGACATGGCATCACTCCAATTTGGAACTTCTTTTAAAAGTTTTTGGTACATTACAAGAACCTTTCTACCTTTTGTAAGCTTGTATGCTTCTTCGTACATGGTTTCGTACGTTTCAATCATAACTGGACACATGAGTAAACATAATTGACCTATGTATTCACGTTTTGCCTCGACGAGTATATTTAAAGGATCACTCATATTTGTAGTATATTTACATATTTAAACTTTAAGTCTCACGCATTACTTATTTTCCCCTGTATTTATTTGCTGCTTTTTTAAGGTTTACGAGAGTGGGAAAATCCTCTGTGTCTTCTGGATCTTCATGTTGTTCATTTTTTCGTGATTTTTTTTTCGGTTTCCATGAAATACATAATTCGTATTCGCCTATAATCTGAACTGTAAATCCACCTATTTCAAATTGTCGTTTTATATACTGTAGTGCTTTTGCTCTGTTAAAATGGGGATACCCCATAACAAAAGAAGGTATTTGACAAAACAAATATTTATGGCCCAAATCTACTGACTGGCGTATCTTCTTTGAAATCTGTTCGTAAATTTTTGTATACGTTTCCTTTTTCAACTGATTTCTTTTTTCAGCTATACGTGTTATTTCATCAATACTGATCATTATAATTATTTTAGAGTTTTAAATGTTAATTTTACCGTACATGTCTTGTGGATTAGGTATAACCTTATCTATTATTTTTGTATTTTTAACTATATCAATTTCACTCTGTCTAACTTCTGTATAATCTTCAAATTCTTTACCTTTTATTGATTTTTGGTAAATACTTGGATCAGATGGCGGGTTAATATCGATAGGTTGTGTTCTTACATTCAGTACAGTTGCACGACCATCTATGATTCGTAAATCAGACGCGACTATAAATCCTACTGCAAATCCCTTATGTTTCACTGACATGAACATACATCTGTATATTTCCTGATTACTCTTTTTATTTACGTATTTTTTTACGGTGAGTGTTTCAATAATATACGTACAAAGACCGGTTTTTTTAGAAACTTCTTTGTTTGTTGCGAGAACCATTTCCTGCATGAGATCATTAGATACTTCAATTTCTTCACCCGATTCTTCGTAATCAGATAAATCCGTGTCGGTACCGTTTAATAACAAAGTGTCTATTGGTTTAGTATACCCAGAGAATCCAAATTGTTCTGTAAACATTTCCGTCCTGGACATGGTTATGAGTACAGTAAGTATTAATAATATTAATAGTATAGTATTCATTATTTAATATTAATAATTATTTTTATTTTATTTAAAATATTTGTAAAAAAAGTGATTAGTAAAAGAAAAATTTATTTTTGAATTTCAACATCATTCTCAAGAAGATAGTTTGTATATATTAAAAAAAGTTTTTTTTGGGTAATCACTTTTTTTACAAAGATTTTATTTTTTTCCTCTATATTCTATGTATAAAAAAAATGTATAAAATGTGTTTTTTCAATGAAAAAAAAGTAAAGTCTAATTTAAGATATGTCCCTTCTAATTTATAGTCCACAGTGTAATCATAGTTTGGATATAATTGACTATATTAATAAACATTCACAGCTCAAGCAAATTGTTAAATACCATAACATTAATAAATTGGGTATACCACCACAATATAGAAATAAAATTACACGTGTTCCAACAATGCTTACAAAAAATGGTAAACTTTTAGTCGGTAATGAAATACGAAACTGGTTAGAATCACTTTTACCCGTGCAGGAATTAGAGACGTGTAATTTTGGTGGTTGTTCGACAACAAGTTTAGACGGTGAAGGTTCAGGAGACTTATTTGGTTTAGATGATTATGGTAGAACTTTACAACCCGCTATGACCCAGGAACTCGAAGATAAGATTAGCCAGAGTGTATCAGATGCATATAATAAGAATATAAAGAATTAAAACTCATATCTTTTAGATATGAAATTGGCAACAATTCAGGCGAGTGCCATAAAATCAACATTTGAAGTACTCAAAGATATACTCAACGACGTAAATATATACTTTAAACCTGATGGTATATACATAGTAACTCTCGATACAGCTCGTACATCATTGGTTGACGTGTATCTCTCATCGGATAATTTCGAAGAATATACATGTGAAACCGATATAGTTGCGGGTATAAATGTCGCGAACACATTCAAACTTCTTAAATCCATTACAAATAACGATGTTCTTATAATAAGTATAAATTGTAAAGAGTTTATGAATATTGAAATTCATAATGAATCAAAGAAAACGTGTACTAAATTTGCTTTGAAATTACTCGATATAAATGAAAACCAAATTGAAGTACCAGTTATGACCATGACAACGATTACACCAATGGCATCCATGGATTTTCAGAGAATATGTAGAGATATGCATAATATTGGTAATGTTATAAAAATAACAAGGGAAGGTACACGTCTCAAACTACAGTGTATGGGTGATTTTGCAAATCAAGAAACGAATATTGAATGTACGGAAGAAAGTCCCAAAATTTCGGGTGAATATTCCCTTCGATACATGAATATATTTACAAAGGCGACGAGTATGTGTTCTACGGTACAAATCATGCAGGAAGAACAGAATAGGTTTTTGATATTAAAATATAACGTTGCTAATTTGGGTGAGTTGAAATTTTACTTAGCAGCTAAGGTACCCGAAGATCAGTAATATATCCATCAACTGTGCTTACGATTTTAGTCGTACCAATTGCACTTTTTAATTTTATTTTTGGAAATTCATTTTCAAGTGTGTCTATGTCATAAAATAACATATCTTTAATTTTAACTTTTTCGTTATGGAAATCTTTACGTGGACCCGCATATCGTCGAATCTTGTTTAAAAGATCTTTAACTGGTTTATCATCCGAATCGAGCAAAACAGCTGAAACGATTGGCATGTTAAATACAACACCATTTTTACGTGGTGGTGGCCATGGGTGATCCATATCATACGTTAAATATTTATACATCATGTTATTGTACCAATATTTAACACGAACCACAGTTTTCGTAACATTTTCAGGGATTGTTGTATCTTTATAATTTGAAAAGTTTAATGTTTTGAAAACACTTTCAGTATCTTCATCCCATTCGTTACGCTCTTCGTACCAGAATTCGTCGAGTTCTTCCGGTAAAGGTGTTTTTGTATGATCTAAAAAATATTCCATAGACGAATCCGCAATTCTATAGTCTGGAATGGAAAATAGTGATTGTAATGTTGAGTACACCCAAATGATAACGTTAGTTAAAAGATTACCGATCATTCTATCTAATTAATATATGGAAGGTAATTTTTTAAGTAGATATAATAATAAAATTGAAACATGGGAAAACTCTATAAGAGATGACCCTATTAATAAATCAAAATACGAAACTGAACTGTCTGAATATATAATAAAGTGTATGCCGTATCTAGAAATGTATACCGATGAACTTAAAAAAGAAATAAGTACCGATAATGTTTTCAATTGTAAAGAAACAGTTGGACTACAGAGAAAAGACATATTTAATGATTATTTAATAGATGTAGAAAAGTTAAATATAGATAGACCCGTAGAAAAGAAACGTGAAGTATGTCCCGTGTGTCCAGAAAGTAATGTGTTTCATTTTACAGATACAAGTGACCTCGTGTGTGATAATTGTGGTATGATTTTAGCAACACTTATAAGTGAAGAATTAACATATAGAGAAGAACAAGAAACATCGGAAAAAATAGTCAATTATTCGTATAAACGTGAAAATCATTTTAATGAATGGTTATCGCAGTTTCAGGCACAAGAGACGACAACTATACCACCAGAGGTAATAGAACAACTACGCAACGAACTCAAAAAAATAAAGGTAAAAGTTTTAGATGAAATTACACACGCCCGTGTTCGCACACTTCTAAAAAAATTGAAACTCAATAAATATTATGAACACGTCCCGTACATAACAAATATCATAAGTGGTGTAAAACCACCGTCTATGCCTCAGGAACTTGAAGAGAGACTGCGTATAATGTTCAAGGATATACAAAAACCATTCGATGACAATTGTCCGAGTGAACGTAAAAACTTTTTGAGTTACTCGTATGTACTCTATAAATTTTGTGAACTTTTGAGTGAAGATAAATATCTTAAATATTTTCCACTTTTGAAATCGAAGGAAAAATTATACCAACAGGACGTTATTTGGAAAAAGATATGTGGGGTTCTTAGTTGGGAATATATACCAACGATTTAAAATCTAAATATATACTAAATGAACTTCCCAGTACGTAACAGCAAATCTAAAAAGTTGCAAAAGGAAACGAACAATAAGTTCCCAAATTCCCCAAAACCAAAATCTAAATCTAAATCGAAGGCGAGAATGAACCCTTTGAGAAGAGGTGTTGTATACACGAGCTTGAGTAACATGCTCAAAAACTTCGCGAACAAAAAGCGAAATACACCCGAAGTTTTCCAAAACATCAACGATAAGCTTAAAAGATAAGTCTTTAATATAGGTAATGAACAACGATCCATATTACAATTTCTGTTTAGAAGAAATCAAGTTCTACACAGAAAAGATAAACGAAATTATAAAAGAGGGGCTTAAAGACCCTAAAAAGTATTACGAGGAATCCAAAAGTGAATGGAAAAAAATTTATCAACTGATTCCGGTTATGTATCTAATGAATCAGATGGAGGATTCAAAGTCACATACCTGATTTCCAATTCGGTGTTAAGTGATGTAGGGAAATTAATGAGATACCCTTCCGTAAACCCCGTCAAGCGTAGATAGTTTTGCGCTTGCGTGACCATGACATCATTCATGGTTTTAACCGATTTCAGTTCGACCACGGTTTTGTTATTTAAAATTAAATCGGCGCGAAGATTCCCTATTGTGTGCCCTTCAAACACAATAGGAACTATTCTCTCCGTTTCGTAGTGCACCCCATTTTTCCGCAAGACAACTTCCATCGCATTGTGATACACCCGCTCACTATAACCGGGACCAAGTACTTTATATACGTGTTTGGCATATTGTTGTATCATTTAATCATTCTTCGGTTATTGTTTCTAACCCCTTTTTTTCACTCTCTACTACTCCTTCCTCTTGAAAATCTCTTATAAGTCCACTATACTGTTTATTATATCTTATAAGAGCTCTAGACAATTTCATCATATATTTATTAATTTCGTCAAAATGACCAATTTCAATTGATACGGAAATGTGTTCTTGGTACCTTTGGGAAACATCTTCAATGACATCCATTATATCGTTTGAAAAGTATATACCTTCCTGTATATACTTCTTTACATCTTCACCCATTTTTTATATTATTATACTATTATTTTTAAATGACGTATAATATAAATGTGGATGCTCTTGTGTCGACCCATTACAATACCAGTAACTAAAGTTTCTGACCAAACTATGATCAGTACCGATAAGTGTCGAATAGTAACGGTATCCCCTACCGATAATCAAAATAGATACGTCATTGATATAGTTGATGATGCACCCGAAATTCTTATAAAACCGGATAAGGAATAAATGTAAGTATATATAAATGCCGTCAACACCTTTCGTCAATAGTAGTATACGGTCAACTATACCTA